AAATCTTCCATATTGGGCCAATAAGCTTTTTCAGCGGAAGCTGGACCAATATGGAAGATTTATCCTTGCGTACCAAAAGTGGCTTCTCGCGACACAAGGCCCAGGCGGATTCAGTCCTCACGTCCTTCGCGAACTAGGCTGGAAGGGGGAGGTTTGATTGGCGGAAACGGCCAACCCGCCGGGGACATGCTCCATCAGGCACTATTGCGGCAGATTGCCCGTGACAATGCCCGCCTGGCCTCCTGGGAACGTCCCCACAAGATTAACTTGGCCAGGGTGAAGGGTATACTGCCGTCGGGGGTTCGGGCGCGGCTGCGGGGTGCTAGAGGGCAAGATGACGCTAGATGAAGCCTTCGGACGAGCGCGGGACCGGTGCCAAGGCAGCGACCGCGGCGACCCTGTCCTAACCCTCATGCCATTCGTAGAGGCGCCGAACGTCACAGCGCTGGTGGATACGGCCCTAGAGACGATCGTCAATAAACTGGTGAACGATCCCGAGGAAAAGCTCAGTGTCTCGCAGTTGATCGAGGGGGCGCTGCTGGCTGTAATTGTGCGAGCCTACAACGCTGGACTTGCCGCCGGCAGAGACTGACAGGTTACTGGCAAAGTTCTGTCAGTTGAAGTAGACCCGGACTGAACCATCCCCTCCCACGGACTGACATCGCATTCCGTCGCATTCTGTCGCTGCGAAAATCGCACTTCTTCGCACTTCAAAATCCTTAATAAAAGAGCCGGTTTCGCGCCGGTTCGGTCCTAAGTTCTTGAATTTTCAAGGCCGAAAGCCCACAGCGGAGTACCCTTTTATGCGCGCGCTCGCCGCGATCAGTGCGTTCGCGGTGATCGTGGCGAAATCCGGGAACCGGTCCCTTCTGAGTTGGACAAAATATCCATAATGTCCAACTCGGGCTTTTAGGCGCACGAGGAATCAACGGGTTACAGACACGTCTTTGGCGCTATCGGTCACTGTAATGTCCAACTCGCGCGATGCGCCGTTGGCGATAAGTGCTTGAATCTATCGCCAGTCCGAGTGCCGGCCGGCGAACTGCTCGCGCCTCTTATTGGTGACCTGGACGTAGATCATGGTGTTCTGGATGTTGGAATGTCCCAGATGGTCCTGGATGGCCACAATATCGGTGTCATGGGCAGACAGGTAGGTCCCACACGAATGCTTCAGCGCATGCATGTGGGCCCTCTCAGGAGCGATGTGCGCTTTCGCGCAGTAGTCCTTCATCAGCTGGTCAAGGCGCGATCGGGAGACGCGGCCGTGCTGCCGGGTGGTGAAGAGCGGCCCTGGCGCCATGCCCCGTATCCGGAGCCAGGCGCTGATCGCCAGGCGCTCCGACCGCACCAACGGGAACTCGCCCGAGTTCGATCCCTTCAGCCGGCGGATCATGATCCGCTGGGCCTTCTCCCGGTAGTCGCCAATCTGGATCATCCCCAGCTCGCTGGCGCGCAGGCCACGGTGGTACGCCAGGCGAAACATGGCTGTATCCCGGGGCGATTTGATGACCGCGAACAGGCGATCGATCTCTTCCTCGGTCAGGTATTCGGGGATTGTCTTAACCTTGCGTTTCATCCTTCAATTCTGCTCGTTCTTTGGATTCTCCCTCTTGCAGTTGCGCCGGACCAAGGGCTGGAGCCAACTCCGCCAGCAATGGCCTGAGCTCGGGACCCTTCATGCCCGAGTGGCGCGCGATCGCAAATTGCAGCGATAGCAGCTTCAACCGGTTCGCGTCATTGCCGTTGATTCGGGACAGTACCTTCAGCGCCATATTCGCTCGCCCATTGGCGTTGTCGCTGCCCGTTGTAAAGTAATCCTTGATTGACTCGAGCGCCTGGGGCGCCAGATCATTCAGTGCTTTCGATGCTTCGGTATCCATTCTTCAGTTCTCCTTTTCCTTGTATCGAATGCTCCTTCAGTTCTCCCCGCGTCTGATTGCACACCGCCTTCAGTTCTCCCCAAATCGATTGCTCCCGCGCGCGACGATCGAGCATCGGGAAAATCTGGCGACCTTCAGTTCTCCTCGGCTATTCCCCAAATCGATGCTCTCTCAGTGCGCCGCAGCGACCTTCAGTTCTCCTCCGCGTCTGCTCACGACTGCGCCCTTCAGTTCTCCTCGTTCCGTTGTTCCAAATGCTACAACGCGCACGGATTCTCCCATGCGAATGAGATCAAGCCCTTCAGTTCCCCTCGCCAAATTCACAACGCAGCGCGACCTTCAGTTCTCCTCGCCCTTATCCGCTCTGAGGACCTTCAGTTCTCCCCGCCCTTCCCAGAAAGGAGGAACCATGCCTTCAGTTCTCCTCAATTCTTGCAGTAGCACCACCTTCAGTTCTCCTCGCTATTCCCCGAATCGATGCTCCAGCTCGCGGATCGCCGCGCCGGCCTTCGTGGCCTGCTTCCGTTTGCGGTCGATTTCCCGCTTAACGGCACGCTCCGTTCCGGCATCCGCCAGGTCTGCCTCCGTGTGGACGTTCATTGCCAGCATATCGCCTTTATCCTTCAGCATTTGTGTGAAGCGAAACGCCGGCCAGTCCGCATTTTCCAGCCCAACCACTGTCAGATCCCCTATCCCCTGCCCCTTCAGCCAGTCGATAATCTCTCGAGACCACTGGTGCAGCCAATTCGTGAGCCAGCCGTCCCAGGTCATGTTGGCGAGCGTCTGACGCTTGCTGCGGGCTGAACCCTTGCGCCGGCCGATCTGACACAACACCCGGCGCCGTATCGCATCCCACTCCTGTTTCCGCTTCAATAGCGTGACCAGCCGGCCGGTGAAGTCCCGGGACTCGAATTCCGTCCGCAGCCACAACCTATTGTTTTGTCCAATTGGGCCCAAGGTGGCCTTACGCTGGCCGAACGTGCCAAATTGTACCGCTATGGGGTAGGCCAGCCGGACTATGACCTGGCGCCGTTCCGGCTTGACGACGATCGCGGCCTTGCGAATCGATATCTTCCCGGCCGCCATGTCATCCAGCAGGGGGCCCTGCCAGTCTTTGACTGTCCCGCACGCGAGGGGAATTTTAAGCCACGCCCCGTCCTCACATTTCGCTGCCTGTGCCTGTAATTCAATGACATAGCGGTCACCGTCTCGAGTCAGACGGACCCCTGATTCCTTCCGGTCCTTGTTGCCGCGGATGGTGAGGGCGGCTGTGGTTTTCCACTCAGGGAGAGGGGCGCCGGCCAGGATGCGTTTGGCGTGGCGCCGCCAGGTCATCAGAACTTCGCGTTCTGCGGCCGTATAGGCATTGCTGCCCAGTTCCATCTTCTCGTCGTGCCGGATCCACCGGGTCACATCGTGAGGGATGTTTTTGGTGGGATCGACGCAGAGATTTTTGGATTCAGCCCAGAGCGCGCGCAGGAACAGGTTCCGGTAGCGTGCTGCCTGCCATGAGAGGTCCTTGAGGCGCTGGAAGAGTTCCCAGTCTCCCCGCAGATCGAGTTTAACGGCGAGCACGCGCATACGCTCATGCTCGCCGTCTGCCACTGCCTCTGACGCTGTATGCGGCACCACGACCGGAGAACTGGGGCCGTCGCCGTTGCCGGCGTGAAGAGTGCCTCGTGCGAGATTACGAGGAGATTCAGCCGAAGCAGTAGAATCGGACATTCCAATCCAACTGTACGCTAAAAGCCTCAGTCGGTGGTGACCAAGCATTTTATCAATGCATAGGCCAGCACCACGTTCAGAGCCATCGACAAAAGCAAAAGACGCCGGTACCGCATTACTTCGCGGTACGGCGTCCACGCCCGCTCTTTGAGCATGTCGTCATGATGCTTCATCTGTCGCCCAGCGTCCATGCCACCAACATGATCAGTAGGAACAGCACGAGGCCAGGCCAGCCGCCGGCGATCGCACGCACATAGGCTAGTATGAAGTCGTGGGGGCCGGTAATACGGCGTCCGTTGGTATACGGGGGCAAGACCGGGATTCGCCACCCGGTGCCGGATGAAATACGCCGGGAGACCAATCCAACACGTGCGCGGAGGCGGGCGTACATCATTCCTGCCCCCTAGAGTATTCCGCCATCCCGGCGTAGGTGTCGTTGAGCCGCGCCACCAGGGCTGCGAAGTCGATGCCCATTGCCTCCCGGTTGCGGTGGTAGCTCACCGGGTGAGCCTGGTGGCAGTCATGGCACAGCGGAACTGCGGTCGTATCTGATGCCTTCTGGCGCATGCCGCCGTCTGAGCCCGTGTGGGCTGCTTCTACCTGGTGGGTGGTCCCGCAGGCTGCGCAGGGTAGCGTGCGGATCCAGGAGAGGTACTTGCGATCGCGGACGGGCCCGCGGCGGCCGATGCGTGGCCGGCGCCGCGGTTTCCTAGGGTGCACGGTCTCTCCATGCACCGCATAGCGTAGGTATCGGATTAAGCTCATTGTTGGTATCCAGTGCACTCGGGGCACGGTGAGACGATTCCCTCGATTTGTGAGACGATGACCCGGGCGCCCGGCACGTCCTCCCCATCGCGCAGGGCCTTGCGGATCGCGGCGTAATCCGGCGAAGTCTTCACCAGCCCCGCTGCGGTAATGGCCGCCTGGTCGGTGATTTCGATGGCCTCGTAGCGGCTGAGAGCCAGACCCAGATTCTCGGCCAGTCGGCAGACTGCCTCGTCTTCGTTGAAGGGGCTCATCGGCCCCTCGCTTCGCGTTTCTGCAGATCCATCTTCATTGCGGCATAGCAGGACCGCGCCTCTTCCAGCCCTTCCGGAGTCTCCTGAAATTCGGAAGCGTGCCGAACTCCGAACTGCCCCAGCATCGCGTAGTAGGTCCGGGTGAAAGAGATTGCGGTGTAGCGGCGCTTCAGCTCCGCGAAGGCATCCAGACGCTTAATGCGTTCGGCGTCCAGGGAGTATTGAAGCTGCTCCTCCACCGTGGGCTGTTCGTCTTCCGGCGCGTCCACATACTCGTATTCCACTTCCTGCGTCTGCTCGATGAGGGCGGCGACGGGCTGCGGGCCGCGGGTCATGGCGGCGATCTTCGCCTGGGCCACCTCCTGCGCGGCGGCCGCCGATCCCCTCAGTGCCGTGCCCATTTCCTCTTCCGTGACTACCCCGTTTATCGCAAAGCTGCGTTTGAGTGCCAGGACCTCGGCAACCTTGGAAATCATCGCCGAAGGGTACTGCGACCACACCGGCCCCGGCTTCTTGTATTCGGAGTAATACGCTTCGCAGGTGATGGCATGGGTGCGGTCCTTGCGCCACACGGAGCACGTCGCCTTGACCGGCACGTTGCGGTCATCCCGCTCCACCCGCGTCTCCATGCCATCAAACTGCGGGTGCTCGTTGGCCACCCGGAGATACCCGTCACGCGAGGCCATGATGATCGATTTCTCTGACACGAAGTAGATCTCCTTCAGGAACGGATCCAGGCCCGTGGACCGGCAGACCTCCAGGAACATGCGGAGTTGGGCGTCCGTCGCGCCCCTGGCCACCGTCTGCTTGATGACGTTGACCATTTCCGGCTGGTCATAACGGCTGGAGCTGGATAGTGCGAGTGCGGTAGCCATTTACTGGATCTCCTTGTATGCGATTCCGTCCCACTCGAGGCGAACCTCGATAAACTTCTGTCCGTCCCAGCGTTCGACCACGGTGAATCTCGCGGGCTCCCGGAAGGTCAGGAACTGCGCCTTGCAGGCGTCGGAGCAGTAGATCGAATCCCAGCGTGCGGGCTTCGTGCTGCAGTTGACGCAAAGCTCGGCGGTGATGCGTCCCGCGGCTGAGAAGGACGCCATGACCGCGGCGGCCGGGATGCCTTTGCGCTTGTTGGTGTTCATTAACTCAATACCTCCTCGGTGGCGTCGGCCATGACGTCGGCCAGCTGCGAGGGCGTGAGGTCTTGAAGCCTCGCGCCGTTGTAGCGTTCCTCGGCCAGGGTCGCGGCCCAGCGTCTGATCTTCAGCGCATTCAGCGCCTTGCGGTTTTTCCAGTACTGTTCGTATGCCGTCATGGCTTAAGCCACCTCCCCTTCCATCTCTTCGTACATCTGGACAGCCGTCACGGCCCGGAGCCTGACATTCCAGGGCGAATTCGGATCGTGTACCGGGCAGTCGAAAGCATCGAACAGATCCACGTCCGTTTGATGGCATTCGCAGTCCGGCTCCTTCAGTTCCAGGCAGCCGGCACACACCAGGGTGCGGCAGCCGGCACACACCAGGGTGCGTTGAGTGGCCCACGGGGCCTGGGTCAATTCGAGGCAGTCGTCACCACACTCCCAGCAGTTCAGGACGTGGGTTTCGGCTTCTTCTCGCGTGGTTCGTTCTTGCATTCGGTCCATGTAGAAATCTTAGCATCCGTGCGCACGGATGGCAAGAGAAATCTGTACGCACGGATATGTTATTATCGGGGCATGTCAGATGAAGAGAAGGACGCCGCTGCGCAGAGCATGGCCGCGAAACGGTGGGCGAAGACGACGCAGAATCAGCGGTCTGAAGTTGCCCGCAAACTAAATGAGGCGAGATGGGGGAAAAAGAAGAAGACGAAGAGCAAGAAGAGTACTACCGGCACTTGACTACCGTGCGCACGGACTGCTAGTTTCATCGCATGATCAAATACGGTTTATTAATGGTCCTGTTGCTGGCCGTCGCGCCGGCGTTCGGACAGACTCCCGATGTGCAGTGGACTGATGGGGCCTTTAATGGCCGCTGGTGGCAGGAACACTCCGACCCCATGCAGCGGTATGCATACCTGGCCGGTATGCTTCAGGGTCTCGGGGCTGCACAACCGGAGAGCAAACTCTACGATTTGGTGGTGCCGGGCGGGTTGACTTATGGGGAACTTATAAAGGCCGTCGATGCCGTTTACCAGGAACCACTGAACGGGCGGCTGCCGATCCTGGGGGCACTGCAAATCGTGAAGGCGAAGGCGGCGGGAGGCGACCCGGAGGCTATCGAGGGGCTCACGCGCATTTGGCGCAAGGGATTTTCGGACGTTAAGCCAGCAACTCCGGAGGTGACGAAGCAATGAGCATGGATCACCAGCAGTGGCTCGAACAGCACGACCGCATGATCGCGGATATGAACAACACCCTGCGGCGTGCAATCCGCATGGGGGTGCAGGATGCGCGGAGGCAGCGAAAGCGGAACGCGGAGTTTGACGAGAAGATGACGCAGATCGCGGCGGCGCAACTGGTCAATGAGGAGCTACTGAAGCAAAACGAGGGGTTGTTGAAGCGGTTTCTGGAGCGCGGCGGGAACGGGGCGGCGAAATAGAAATGACATGACTCCCGAAGAGCATGAAATAGCGAAGCGGCTCTTCTGGGAGAAGACTCTACTGGCGATGCTCCCTGATCCGCGTATGACAGTCAAGCATGCGGCGGAACTTGCAGACGAAGCAGTCAAAGAGTGGAAGCAGCGCTTCGAGAAACGTTTGGGAAGGGGCAAATGACCGTAGAGGAACGGCTAGGACGGGAAATGATAGAGGGGATGGAAGCCTAATGTTTCAACGCTTGTGGTTGGTACTCTCGATTATCTGGGCGGGGTTGATATTCCTCGCCGGCAATGGTGACGCACCCATGGAGAAGATGGTGGCCCTGGCCTTCGGGCCGGCTATTGTGGTGGCCGTGCTGTGGCGAGCGGGCCGCTGGGTTGGTTCAGGTCGTTAGAGTCTGCCAATTACGGTAAGACGCGCGGAAGGGATAAAATAAACGTGAAACTCGAAAAGGGACGCAGCTACGATACAGTCGGCCTCCAATTTGAGGGTTGGACTGAGGGTGATGGCAGTGGGCACGAGGGTTACCACGTTGCTGATTATTTCACTGATGACGGTATCTACCTTGGACCCGATGAGTATGGCGTAGAACCGCTATTTTGCAACGAGCCGCGCGAGTTTCTCATCAAAAAGGAGCGTTGACGCTGCGGATTTTCCAGTGTCGGCCACGTGCTCATTGATTTTGGCGCTGTCGTACCCGGCTTTCTTCAGCGCATTGACGAGCCGAGACTTCCCGAACTGGCCAAAGTACTGCAGCAGTTCACCACCGGCGTCTTCCGCGCCGCGGAAGCTCTGCGCTAGCTGATCGGAGACTTCAACGCCCTTGGCTTTCAGAAAGTTGGTCATGTCCTCGGCACTGACGCCTTCATCAGCAGCAAAATGAGTAAGATCCAAAGTTCGTTTAGGTGCAATGATCAGGCGCTGCGTGTGCGGGCCAAACTCTTTGCTGTATTGCTCATCTGGCGTGGTGTAGAGGATCCCCTGATCGTTCAGAGCAAGTGCATCCGCCGGTTTTTGCATCGAACGGAAGGCGATCATTTCCTTCCCCGCAAGAAGTGGGGCCGCCGCCTCTCGCAACACGTCCTCGCCGGTAAGGGCCATGCCGCGGCTTAACGCCCCCACTTCCGGCGCCGCGCCTTCCAGCATGCGTGTGCCGGCCCTCACGGCTGCCTTGGCTCCGGCGGCCGCCTTTGCCGGGGGAATTAATGCCCCTGCCGCCAGAAGTGCTGCCTCGGTCTTGCTCTGCGGTATTACCGGTGCCACGTCCGCCAGGCTGCCCACCGGGCCACCGGTGACTCCCATCGAGAAGGGCTGGTTGAGCCGCCTCTCGGCGCCCTGATACCAATCGGGCATCGGGTTGGCCTGGTTCACTGCCCCGCCGAAGCTGGTGTCGGTTGGCATCCCGATGGCCCTGGGTGCCTCGGGTGGTCCCATCTTCTCCCGGGGCGCGGTGTTGACCGACTGAATGGCTAATGCCGGCGGGTATCCCAGTTCTTTCATCAGGTGCCACTGGATCTCCGCGCCGCTGTAGCCTGCGTCGCGGGCCCCCTGCACGTCGAACTGTTTCAGCTCCGCCATGGTTTATTGCTCCAGAGGCGCGCGCTCAAATGCGGATAGCTGCGGACGGTCGCCACCCGCGTCCGCGGCTTTCGGCAGGCTTACAGGCGTCACGTCACTCCCCGCCATCTTGAGGATCTGGCCTGCCGTGAGAGCCCTTGCCGGCGCACTCAGGGGCATGCGCAGTCCCCTCGTGAGCAACTGGACTCCGGCCCTGGTATGCATCATCTTGGAGAGCGCGCCTGCGCCGATAGCCAGCGGAATTCCGGTTGCCGGGTGGTTAACGAGCAGGTTCCCTGAGCCCGCGGCTACCGCCAGTACGGCGCTGCCCGAGGGGTTCGGGTTCTCCGCCAGTTTTTTCGCTCCGAGGAAGAACTTATCCAGGTCACTCACCAGGCCCGGGTCATTCTGGAAGATGATCTTCTTAGTCTCTGGCCCGAGCGCCTGCCACTTAGCGTACATCCCGTCGGCACCGGTAAATCCACCCTGAGCCTGTGCCTTGGTGAACAGGTCCTCGAGCCACGCGCGGCCAACTTTCGGCATTTCGTCGGGCGCCTCCTGCGCCACCTGGCGCAGCCGCTCGATGCCGGCGTCCTTCGCGTACGTCATCTGGCCGAAGGTTTGCACGGGCTCGTCGCGCAGTTGCTTCAAAATACCCTTGACGCCGTACGCATCCGCGGTGAGGGACCTTCCATCCTTCAGGGCCTGTAGCGCCCGGGCGTCGTTGGCGGCCCCTACCGCCTTGTCCACCTGGTCCTGCAATTGCTTCACGATGAGCTTCGCGATGCCGGCATTCCTGCCCTCGCCCTCGCGCGCCAGGGCCTTCATGCCGCCCAGTCCGTCTTCCGCCACGCTGGCCTGAACGTAGTCGGGGCCGTTCAAGAGGCTCTTGGCTGCCGTATAGCCTGCCGATGCGTTGCGTTTCGCCGGCTCCATCCACTTGTCCATCTGGGTCACGATCGGCGCCAGCATTCTCTTGATCGCCCGCACGTCCGTGGGGAGCGCCACGTCCTCCATCACGGGGACCGGGTTGCCTTGGGCGTCTAATTTGGTCCCCTGCTGCACCGATCGCACGTTAGCGGGGTCGGCCTCGATCTTTCGGAAATCTTCGTATGCCGTGTCCGCGTCCGCGTGAAAGCCCTGCATCTTCTGCCGCAGTGAGGTGGAGACGCCTTCGCCGGCCTGCTCTGGGACGATAGGCTGCGCGTGCGCGCGGGTTGCCAGGGCGTCGGCTTCCGCCTGGAGTGCCGCGGTCGTTTGCTTGGCGGCGCCGTGGGCGACGGCCGCCCCGAGGGGCGTGGTATCCACCGCCTTCTGGATGTTCTTGACGTACAGGTTGTCGGTGCGCGCCGCTGCGTTGGGAGCCGCGCCCTTGCTCTCCACGTAGTCCAGGGCGGCATTTACCTGCGGGGTCGTCTTTGCAATTCTGGGCGTTAAGGGGATGCTGCCCTTCAGGAGTTCCGGCGCGGCCAACTGCAGGGCCATGCTTGTGGTCCCGCCGAGAGCCCCGGATACGTCGCCAGATTGCGCCTGGTCGCCCCGCGCGTCTAGCGCCGGCCCGACCATCGGGATGGCGTAGTTCAGGGCATGGCGGGCCGCCTCCACGTAATCCCCGCGCTTCAGCGCTTCCTGCGCCTTCAGCCGTACTGCATCCTGGGCCGCTCCAATCCCCTGGATGGTGTCGATCGGGTGCGCCACCGTGTGTATCAACGCCTGCCCGCTGTTGGCTAGGTCGCCCCAGAAATTCTTGGCGAAGTTGGCCACGTGATCCATCGGGCTCTTGGGCCGGTCGGCCGGCTGGTCAACTGGGACTCCACCGAATTGCGACTGGGTTTCGATTCCACCGAATTGAGAAGCCATCATGGTTTCCTGTAGGTCTTGCCGTTCGACTCCGTGTATACCGCGCCGGACGGCAATTGATCATATTCCGCTTTGGTTTTTATCAAAGGAGGAGTGCCCCCGCCTCCTGTCCCGGCGCCCGTTTTCTTGAGCGTATCCGGATCGATTCCATGCCGCTGGAATACTGCTCTAGCGGATGGAAGAACCGGGCTCCATTTCCCCACGTCTTGCTGTTGTGCCCGCTCCAGGTACGTTTTCAACTTTCCGGCAATAGACTGGAGGTCTTCCTGTACGACGCCCGCTAATTGTTCTGGAGACTTAGCGCGGTCGAGCGTTTCGTTGATATGGGCGATTTCCGGGTCCGTCGCCACGCCCTTCAATGCGTTCGCCATCTCGCCCGACACCGTCACCTTCAGAGCGTCGAAGTTGGTGGGCATACTTGATCCGAAGATTGTGCTCAGCTTATTCCATGCGGCGTTGCCCGGCTGGAACGTCCCGTTCTTCATGGCCATTGCGGCATCGTAAAGCTGATCCAAATGCACCGGGGCAGTATTCAAATTTCCGATATTGCGCCCGTCCGGGCCTGTCGTAAACGCTTTCCGAATCTGCGCTCTCTGCTCATTGAACGTCGGATCAAATTTGAAGACCGCGTCACGCAAAGCGAGCGCTGCGGGCTGCCGGGAGGTGGCAGGCGGCATGTTAGTCCGCCCTTCTGCAATTGCTCGAATCTGGGCCGCGGTCGCTTGCGGCAGACTGGACAGGTATTCCTCTCCGGTCGATTGAGAGGCCCCGCCGCCAGCCTGTCCCCCCTGTCCCCCCAATCCCGGTATCTGGAATGTGTTCACCGGACGAGACGCCATCTTTGATTGATCCAGGCGTTTCAATGCAGCACCCGCCGCGGCTCTCCTTTCCGGAGTCTCGTTCGGATTGGTGGCGATAACGGCCAGTTCCGTTTCCGAGTTCCCCATGTTTGCCGCGTCCACCTTCTTCTTCTCAGCCAAGGCGTCGGCCGCCTGCTTCGCCTGTCGCTGTTGGTCTAACGTCAGGCCCTGGCTCTTGACGAGTGCAACCGCGGCGGGAGAGAACATCGGCGGAATCAGCGGCTTCACAGTGTCCGGCAATTTGTCGCGCCAATCCGTCCATGCCTGCTGGTTCGAGTCCTCGCCGGGCGCGGTCTGGCCGGCCAGTTCCAGTTGCTTCTGCTTCGTCGTGGCGTCTGCTGCGCCGGCCTGCGCCGTATTGCGCTGGACAGTGGAATCCGAGGTCCGCTTTGCCGTGGCCAGTTCCCGTTCCTTGGGACTGGCCTGTATCATCTGGGTGGTGATTTGCCCTACCAGGGCACGAGCCTGCTCTCCGGTAGGGTCCGCATCCAACGATGCAATCACGGGATCCGTTAGGGCCTTCGCGTGGGCGGGTGTGATTGCTCCGCTGTCCACCGCTTGCCTCACGTGAGTCACGAAGAGGTGGGCGTCATTATTTCCGGCCTGGACGCCTGCAGCCAGGTGGCCCGCGGCGTCCTGCTCGAGAAGCGCGACCTTGCTTCGCGTGTCCGCCAGGTCGGCCAAGGATTTTTGGTATTTTGTATGGGCCTCGAGGATTGGGGTGGCCGCGGAGCCGAAGCCGGCGAGCGACAAATCCTTGGTGAGCCTGCCCTCGTCCAGTTGCGGCCTGCCGTTCTCATCGACGGTGTATGCGTTCTTAAACGCGGCGTCGGTGGCCTGCTGCCGCGCGAGTGCCCGGTTGTGCTCGTCTATGTTTAACTTCCCTAGCTGTAACTGCTGCTGTCCTTCCTGCTGTTGCAGGGCGAGGTTCTGCAGGTTCATCAGCTTGGCGCGGGCGTCGAATGGGGAGTAGTATTTTGGTGGCTCGAGCGCCGGTAATTGCATGGGAGTCGTAGACATGTGATTAACCTCCTGGGTTCCACTCGCCGCTGATGGGCTGTTTCTTCTTCATTGGGTCGGTGCTGCCAAATGCCCCCGCCCAATTGAACCCTCCGGTGCCGCCAGACAGGCCTCCGGCGAGTAGATCAGTAACACCGCTGCCGATGCCGCCCAACATGCCGTTCCAGGCGTTGGCGGCGTTCATGTTGCCTTGCGCCTCGGCATTCCCTGCCCCCACCTGGGTATCCGCCAGATACTTGCCGGCATTCATCGTATTGGCCGCCGCCAGATTTTCGGCGTTGATTTTTGCATTGCTTCCGTACTGCTGGCTGTTCGTGCGCATGTTGCCCGCGTACTCTTCCCCCTGCATGCCAGCGGTGCCGGCGTATCGCTCGGCTTCTGTCAGGTTGGTGCCGGATTGTCCAGCCGCCGTGAGGCCTCGTCCGGCGAGTGTCCCCAGCACATCAGCCTGTCCCTTGTTCTGGGTGTCCCACCTATTGAAGGCGGCGCCGTACTCGCCCGCCGCGGCGTTCTGGTTGTAGTTGCTGAGTGCCTTTAGGGTGCCGCTAGAGACGCCCATTGCCTGCGCTTTCGCCTGCATGGCACGTTGCCCTTGGTCCAATCTAAATTGATAGCCAGGGTCATACTTCACCATGTCCGAGGCGGTGAAGCCCTTACCCATCGTGTCGGCCAGCGTTGCCAACTTTCCGGTGGCGTCGGCGCCCGCGGTGGCGTACGGGGAGAGCATCCCGTTGGCCTCGAGGGCCGCATTCCTGACGCCGGCCTGGGCCGATTTGTAGGCGTCCGTTACGCCCGTCGCCGCGGCCTCGCCGGCAGCCATCACGGGCTTGATGGCTTCGTCGGTGGTGGTGCGGATGCCGGTATTGACATCTTTGGCTGTGTCTTGGACGGTTTGTCCCGCCTGTGCCAGGCCCTTTTTCTGCGCGTCGGCGGCGTTGTGCGCTGCACTAGCTCCCTGTACGCCCCCAATCACCGAAGTCACGATACTGGGCATAATTCCTCTTTACTGAGGCCGAATAACACCTGGTCCTCGAGTTTGCCGTGTTTCATAAAACTCCCGGGGTTCGTACCGTATTGCGTCATCCCCGCCCGCTGTACCAGCTTCAGAGCCAGCCGGGCGTACGCCGGGATGGCGCCCGTGATGCGTCTCGCTGGCGTATTCTGAAACATCCACTCGAGGGCCCCGCGCAGGATGACGTGTCCGCGTGTCTCGCGCCTGGGAAGCAGGATGATATGGCCTTCCCAGCAAATCATGCTCTGCGGCAAAAACGTGAACAGACCGACAAGTGACTCCCGCTCCCAGACGGGGAGGTACACGATGCGCGGGTCATCGTTCGGCTCGAACGTCTCAGGGTCTCCGGCATAGTCGTCCCCAATCCATGGCCAGATGCGAGGCAGCGTGTAGATCCCGCGCACCAGGCGCAGGTTGCGAGTGCGTTCAAACCTTATTCCGGCACCGGCCATAGGCACATGGTGATGAGCGGGTACTCGTTGTTGTTGTAAAGCACGAGCGGCTGCAGGGCCTGAGATCCCTTCTCCATCACCTGCGCGAATTCCTTGGACGAGACCAGCTTCAGCGCCTTGCGCAGGCCCAGCTGCGGGTCGTCGTAGATTACGCCGGCGCTTTGAATCTTGACCGGCCGCTCCGTGTTGAAGTCCGCGGACGGGCTGGGGCCCATCGTGTAGCAGGCCTTTCCGGACTGCAGCTGGAATTGCTTCTGGTCGATGATGTAAACCGCCCTATGCTGTGTACTCATCTCACCGAGCAGATCGTTCAATACGCCTAATGCCGTCGCGGACTCCTCAGGGTTCGGTAGCTGCCCGTGCCGTAGTTCTCCCGTGGCCCTCATGGCGCTGTTGATCAGATCCTGTACCGTCATGCTGACACCTCCGGCGGGTCTTCAATGGCCAGGTCATTCGAAGCGTTCAGCCCCCCGATCGCGGTCATGGCGTCCTTCGCGAGGGCTTCCTGGATTACGGAGTCGCGCCCCTGCTCGATGGCCAGTTGCGCTGCCAGCGCGTACCGCAGGGCTTTTTCGTACCCCGGGGGGAAATTGATCTCCTCATCGAGACTCGAGAACTCCGTGAGCAGCCGCCACACCCACAGTTCCAAAAAGTTCACTGACGGGCCGGGCGGCGGGGTGGTAATGGGGATGTCGATCACATCCTCGGCAAGCCCGAGGGTAAAGTCGAAAAACTGGTCGCCCGGGGATATGTCATAGATGCCGACCCGCAGGACGCCCGACAGCAATGCCTGGTAGAGGTCGAACAAGCTGGCGGGCGGCACCCGGAACCAGCCAGTCACCGCGAAGGGGGGCATGTAGGCCGGGCTGGGGAATCGAGGAGGGCCGCCGGGATAGATGGCATTGTCGTCGGTCTCCCCGAACACTCCGGGGAAGCCCATGAAGGTATCTATTGTGACGTCGGAGCTATTCAGGCGGTACGTGGTGGTTTCTCCCATGTAGCCGCAATTGACGGGCGTCCCGAAGACATCCAGAAAGCCGAAAAAGAGGTTCTGCCCGCCATCGAAGTCGAAGTCCCCGGGCTGCGGGGTGCTGCGCAGGTAGTAGAAGTTACCGGCACCGAACTGCGCGACGTAGACCGGGTTGGGCGAGCCCGAGTCTCCGTCATAGAGTGTGATACGAAGGTTGGCCGCCCCGAGCCCTCCCCCCAGGAGTCCCGCAAAATCGATGCCCGCGAGGTCGTCCGCGATGATGGTCAGCCAGTTGGTTCCCGCGGGCGTCCACCCCTTGAACAGGCGCGCCGCCGAAATCTGCTGGACCAGCCTCTGCCCGTTCGATCCCACCATGTCGATAATCAGCCCGCCCATGACGCTGAACGCAGGCGGCAGCAGGCCGATGCCAGGGCTGGTCTGGGTGTCAAGGTTGCTCACAGTTCCCTCACGCCTTCCTTCCGGATGGAATCGTTAGATTGCTCGAGCTCCCCCATGGCCTGGTTTGCCTGCTGCTCCACGACCGCTGGATCACGTCCGTACTCCTTGCATAGCTCTCTGGCCAGGCCCATCACCAACGCCCGGAGGTAGACCGGGGGGAAGGTCGCCGCGTCCGTCAGGGCATCGAAATGCCACATCTGCCTCCACACCCACAGGTCCAGCCAGATGCCCGTGGGCGTGCCCAAAGCCGGAGGGATGACGATAGAGCAGGTGGCGCTGACAGTGGAAGTGGCGCCGCCGCCGCCGATACCAACGGGGGTTCCGGGAATGATGAACGTGCCGGGGGAATTCTGGTTGTGGTACTCCGTTGTGATCCAGTTGGCGGAAAGCTCGACGTTCAGGATATGCAACTCATCGACGTTGCCCGTTTTAAATCCGATATCAAAAAACTTGGCTACCCGCCCTGTAGTGGAACCGCCGTTATCGGCTGTCCAGCCACCGGATACCGCCGTGCTGCCATCACTGTAAACCCGGCCAGTTGCCGCCGGTGGAGTGCTCTCTGTCCCTGCCACATAGTGCCAGCTTCCGTTCGTGATATTCGTGGCGGTGGTTGCGACGGTCTCGCCCGCTCCGTTCGTTGAGTAAATTTTAAACTTCCCGTCCACGTCCGTATAAAACACGCATCCAAACCCGTCCGCACGGCGTGGATCCCATATCGGAAACATTCCAGTGGTCTTCACCCATGCCGTGCATGAAATCTGGCCGAAAGGCTGCTGCGCGGGAATTGCGAGATTCTCACTGCTGGCAGCGGTGAAGGATTGCCCGTTGCCAATCTTTCCCGCCGTCTGAGTTGAGAGGTTGACCGTGCTGTGATAGCCGTGCGAGGTCGAGTCGAGCGCCTGCGCGTTGCTCGCTTCGTTCAGGTGGTAGACCGCGACGAACTGGGATCCCCACACCGCCTGGGAACCGAACGCCGCGTTCGCCGCGGGCTGGGTGATGCCTCCGCCAGCCTTGTACCAGACGTAGATCGTCACGTCCGATGCCGTAAGGACGTTGACGGGAACCCAGATCTCCGCAGAGGCTAAAGAGGGGTTGGCGTTTTGAGCCCAGGTAACGATCTCGCACGCCAGTTGAGAGGCTCCGGCGCTATCGGATGAGAAGCGGATATCCCCGCCATCGGACTGCGCGGCATTGCTCCCCCCTGCCGTCACCATTTCCGCGGGGAGACACGCTGCCGTGATTAAGACAGGGAATGCCGTCTGGTCCGCCGGGACCTGTCCATGCTGGACGACCAGGGCGCACTGTCTTGTCCATCCCGTTGGAAATGCCATATATGTCTAGGTAATCGTCGCCGTGACAGTGAAGTGGTAGTGGCCGTCGGTCGTCGGGGTGCCGGTCACCTGACCTGTCGCGGTGTTCAGCGTGAGACCCGGGGGGAGCGCTCCGCCTGTGATGGAGTAGACGACGGTCGCCCCCGAGGGAATGTCGGTTACCGGAAAGGTGTGGCTGTAGGGTACTCCAATCTCGCCCCCCGGCGGGGACCCGCAGCCTATGCCGGACGCCGGTAGGTCCGTTACCGTGATGGTGATGTCGCAGGTGCCGACTGTGCTGCCGGAGTCGTCGCTCACCTGGACCGTGAATTCAAAGGCACCCGCCAGTGTGGGGGTGCCCGAGACCTCGCCGGTCAGGGAGTCGAGCGTGAGGCCCGGGGGGAGAGTTCCGTCGATAATGGCGAACGTGAACGGTGGCGTGCCGCCGGATACCGGGAACGCGTGATGGTATTCGACCCCCACCACGCCGTTCGGGGGACCGCCGCAGCCGAGTCCCAGAGTGGAGGCGATGACGGTGATGCTGCAGTCCGCCGTGCCGGTAGCATGGTCCGCGTCCGTTACCGTTATGGTGATGGGATAGCTGCCTGCCAGTGTGGGGGTGCCGGAGACACTGCCCGTGCTGCCCGTGAGCGTGAGTCCGGGGGGAAGAGTTCCGGCGGTCACGGTGAAGACATAGGGCGCGGTTCCTCCGGTTGCCGGGAAAGTATGCGAGTAGGCTGTCCCGACCACGCCACCGGGAGGGGACCCGCAGGTTACTGCAGGAGCGCCGCCGCCGCCCCCGCCTGACGGGGGGAAGACAAGCAGCTTGGATGTCTCGATCGGGAGTCCAGTGCCTCCATCATCAACGCCCTCGAAATTACCCAGCACCCCCAAACCGATTCCCGGCCCGGACCAGACCCCTACTTGACCGGCTCCCCAGTGCACGGTGCCGCCATCAAACGGTCCCATGACGCTGGTCTCTGCCGTCCAGGTGGTCAGGTCGCTGGCCGCTGCGGTGGAGCTGCGGATCTCGCCCAGTTTGCCGTTGATATTCCAGGTGTGCGGGACACCCGTCTGGGTCCAGAAAGCATGGAGGGTTCCGTCCAGAATGTTGAGGGCGGCGAGCCAGTCCGGGGCGATAACCGGATCTTGCACCACGTTTGCCGTGGAAGGCAGATTATGGAATGTCCAGCCGGGGCTTAGGGTGCCGCCGGCAGCGGAGTAGATGACCAGGTCTCCGTTATCTCCGTCGCTTGACCGGTTGCGCACGCCGAGGAAAGCAATCGTATCGGATGGGGCCGGGAAGTCCAGCAGGTTGCTTGTGTCGTTCTGAAAGTATGCATTCGTCTCAATTGTCTGGAAGGTCCCAAAGCTTCCAGCGGGGGACATTCCCACGTGATACCAGAAGTGAAAGTCGTTGCCGGCCGACAGGATTACATGCAGGTTGCCTGACGCATCGATGCCGGCGCAGCGCTCGAGATACGCCACCGACGCCCCCGCCTGGCCGGCGAGTGCTATCCCGGCACCGCAGGAGGCACCGTTGAAGGGCGCGACAAAGATCCTGGAGTATTTGTTCGCGCCGATGGCCTCCACGCCCGTATAGAGAAGCAGCATGTCACCGGGGCCCCTGCGGAGCAGGTGCAGGCAGATGCCAGAACGGATCGGATAAGAGGTGCCGCTCCAGCCCTTCCAGACGGTGGGGGCCCCGCTGAGTGGACCGCCCGCACCAAAACTGCCGGCCGCCAGGTTGTAAGTGAATAGCAGAAGCGGACCCGTGGTTTGATCAGCGGAAGTCGCGCCAGTGCCATCGATGTCAACCGCCATCAGGTAGACGGTACTGCCATCCATGCAAGTCGTATAAGTGGGTACGGCATTGGGGAGAACGCCGGCAATCGGAGGGATATTGATATTGCCGGTGTCGGTCCAGGTGGCGCCCAAGTCGGTGCTCTTCAAGGCGTGGATACGAAGATCACCGACCCCAAATTCGGACCCCTGATAGAGAAACAGGTATTGAGCCCCTGCGTACTCATAGCCGCCGATGGCGCCGGGGATAGGAGCATTTGGACACTGGCGGAAATCCCAGCCCAGGCCCGAATTCGGCAGATTGATTACACTCATTTAGGGGTCAATTTCAAGGCCTGGTTCAACCGCTCGCGCCGCTTCTGGCAGGGGCTGCAGGGTTTGATGCCTAGTTTGGTGGTTATTTTGGCTACCAGGTCGCCGGCGCCGGTCTCTTCCTTGAGGCCGGGTACGCGGAGGGTTAGTTTTGGCTCTTCTCCCATGTCAGGGAACCATTACCACAGTGATAAGGCGGTCCTGCGCTCCCGTCGCAATAAACCTCAACGTAATGACCGACCCGTTCAGATCCGATGCGCTGAGATCGATCTTGTAGAGCCCGTTGGATAGCTCGGCGGCAGAGTTCGTGCAGGGCCCAAATACCCCGCCGTCAATACTCCGCTGCCCTGTCACCGCCAGGCCTGTCCTGGGCGCGCCGGATGTGTCCACCATCGCGAACTCGAAGTTATTCAATCCGGTATTAGTGACTGTGTTACTTCTGATGGCGACCCGGCCGCTCAACAGGCTCACCTGGCCGGCGCCGGTGCCCGAAGAAAGCAGCACGCTCGCGCCCAGGTCACGGGCGGTCTGCGAGGTCCCGTTGACCTTGAGCACGTCCACCCGTCCCGAGGAATCGACCGCCAGCGGAAGGCCGCCGCTTGCACCCGCCGCCACATTGGGCAGGGCCGTGAGCCCGGCGCGCACCGCGTCGTATGGGTTCAGGCTGGTGAGCGGGATCAGCGCGTCCGTCTCAGCCGCTCCCGTGGCTCCCAAGATCGAGATCAGCAGGCTCTTCGCGTTCGACACCGCGAAACGCGCGTCCGCGATCTGGATTTCGTAGACGCCCTTGTGGTTGGTGGCATCCACCTCCTTAAACCGGCATTTCGTTGCGGTGGGCGCGGCATACGTTCCCAGAGTCGTGATGGTTTCGATGGTGGAACCTGCCTGCGTGTAGGACGTCGCGGTTGCTTCGTTGTCCGCGATGGTCGAGATGATCAGGCCGGAGCTTGAAAATGTGAGTCCGGTTTTCCCGGCGCCCGTGGTGGCGGCGGAGTCGAGGATCTTGACGCGCAGGACGATCGAGGTCTGCCCTCGCGCGAAGCTGATAAGCATTCAGAGTAATCCTCCTGATTGCGTGGGTATTCCGCCCGAGAGAATGCGACGTGTATATTGCGGGGCTGGCCCGCCCGAAGGCGTGACATCAGTCCGCGTGCCTGCGACGATAAACGTACTTGGCGAGTGCTCGTTGTTGTATGCAGTAGAAATCCAGGAGGCAGACCGAGCAATCCCTTTTGAGATTCGCAATTCGTCCAGATCCGCTGCCAGGAGCAGAGAGTTTGAACTTCGGCGGCGACCAATATTAAACTCCTGCGAATTGGCAATCGTGTTCGCGCCGAGGTTGTTGTCTCCTGTTGTGGTTGCTGTGGATGACCCGTTCAAGTACGCCGTCACCCCGCTTGCCAGGTGATTGCCGCTATACGTAAATACGATATGCTTCCAGGTGCCGTCGTTGATGGTTGAGTTGATATGTACATCCATATCAACTGCCCCGGCATTGTTGCTTAAGAGCGCAAAGTTGATCTGCCCGCCTGAGACAAAGACTTGATAGCCTCGAAAAGTAGAACTTCCGTCCATCTTCTCAAAGACCATTCTCGTCCCTGTATCGGTGAACAGTATCCAAAATTCAAAAGTGAATGAGTCTGAATACTCCAGTTGGAGCGCGGCGACATCCGCTGTGTGAACGTACGGGCCGACATTGAAAAAGGCGTACCCATCGATAACCCCAGCGGTAGAGCCGTCCACTGCTCCAGGAGGGCCGACTGCGATGGGAGAGTTTTTCCCGGTGGAGTCAGCTACAGACAGCGTTGATCCATTCGGGAAATGCTGCACCAAGCTGTAGTTGGTGTCCCACACCGCATTAGCCCCAAAGGATGCGTTGGCCGCTGGCTGCGACAGACCGCCGCCGCCACTCCACCATACATAGATGGTTACATCCGATCCGGTCAGCACGTCGCGCGGAACGTGGATCTCGGCTCGCGCACTTGAAAAGGTAGCATTCTGGGACCAGCGCACCACCTCGCAGGCGATCTGCGTAGCGCCCGCGCTGTCCGTCGAAAAGCGCAGGTCTCCGCCGTCCGACTGCGCCGCGTGCGGATCGCCCGTGGTGAGGATTTCAGGGCAGTTGGTGGCAAAGCTCGCCTCGGTGATAAGCACGGGAAACGCGGTCTGATCGGCAGTCACCTGCCCGTGCTGGACAACCAACGCCGCGCGACAAAGCCAGCCTGTAGGGAATGCCATAGCCCTAAAATCCTATGTCCCCCACACCGAACCCGATAAGTTGCCAGGGGCCGCCCTTGCCGGTCACCCCCCCTCCCGCCCCCGCTCCCGGTGCACTTTCACCAGCTGCTGCACAACACTCTTCCAGGGCTTTCTCGGTGGCTGCCACCGCTTGCCGCACGGCCTCTTTGACCGCGAGGTCGAAGAGGCTCTGGAAATACATGATCCAGGTGCGGGTCCACCGGCCGTCGGCATCGAATGCCGGCGACTCCTTCGGGATGCGCGGTTCCCGGGGTTCGCGGGGCTCCGCCATTACTTGCCTACCTTCGCGGTGATATCGGCCCCCAGCCACGGGCCGTTGTCCGTGCCCTGCTGGGTGATGCGGAACACCCTGCCGCGGGCACACCCCAGGCGCCACCACTGCACCCGCTTCAGGAAGGCGCCAGTGGCCCCCCCGGTTGCTGTGCGCGGCGTGCTCCAGGTGTGCCCGTAGTCGTCGCTGGTTTCCAAGGTGAAGCTGGGCTCATCTTCCGCCGTGCCGGCCTCGCGGTCAAGGAAGAGGCGGGAGAAGAAGAAACGCTTGTTGTCGGCGGCCACGTGCGGCGTGGTGCGAATGTAGCGGATGTCCGTTCCGTCATCGTCCGGGAAGTCGAAGGACATCTCGTAGATTTTCCCGGTGGTGCGATCGCCAACGAAGTGCCGCGGCTGCAATTTCTCGCCTTCCCCCACCGGCAACAGTCCGGTATAGGCGTGGCACCTCCCGCGGAACTGGTGCAGTTCCTGGGCGTCGAGGGCGCCCTCGAGCGAGCCCCACTCGTGCCAGAAGCCCGTTGCCTCGTCGTATACCCAGGTGACCCCGAGCGGGGTGTCATCGTCGGCTAAATCCGCGGTCGGAAAGGTGAGTACCCAGAACGAATGCCTGTCGATAACTACCGGATAGCCGATGGCATCGTCCACCCGTTTGTACGTGCGCCATACCTGCTCGATCGCCGGCGTGGACACCGGCTTAGGGACGAACCCCTGCGCCTGCCAGGCTGTCAGCGCGCCGCGGGCGTCACCGCCCAGCCAGTAGACGCCGCCGGGCAGCTGCGACAACGACCAAGTGGCCACGCAGCCCTGGTGCATGAAGGCTCCCTTGTCGCTCGCGAAGGGCGAGTTGGAATCCCCGGAGTCCCGATATACCTCTGAGGTCTGCCGGCCCATCACGTAGAGTTCTTCATGGTCTGCGATGATACTGGCCACCGAGTCCGGGTAGCCGTCTTTCACGAAAAAGTCTCCGGCCTCCCAGATCAGCCCGTTATTGGGGGTGCAGAAGCGCACGATCTTGCCGTCAATCCCGTAGTTCCCGGTTTTTGGTTGCTGCGCGATGAAATATCCGTCGAGATATGCACCCGTCACCGCCACCAGGAATTCGGTGCCGCTGTACTCCTCCGCGGTCCCTCCCGTTGCACCGAGGAGTCCGGCGGGGACGTTGAGTACCGCGCTTGCCGGTGTCGTGTCGGTCGCCGGCATGAACGCGATAATCTTGACGAGCTGCAAAGTGAACCCGGTTCCGCCGCCGGTGATGAGCAGGTAGCTGCCAACATCGGCTTCCGTGAATGGGGTCAGTACGGAACTGATGACGGTATTATTGACGGCTGAGATTGCGAGATCAGTGTAGGTGCCGATCTGCAGTGGCGGCTGAACCATGGCCGTGCCATTGGCCACGAACCCCTTGCCCGCGGAGACCACGAATAGCTGGTTGCCGTTGGCGAACATCTGCACCGGCGTGTGGTCGTCGTCGTCGCCAATCTCGTTATCCGTGACCGGGGAGGTCGCGGTGCCGTCCGCGAAGATCTCGTACAGTTTGCTACCGCCCGCGGCAAATAGACGGTCCTCTCCAGCCCAGAGGCCTCGGACGGGGGCTGTCGGGAGCGTACAGAACAGCTTCAGCCCGGGGCGCGCCCGCAGGATGGTCTTGTTGGGCTCCGTGCCGGTGTTCGCCTCAACAAAGCGGTTCAGCGACTGCTGGCACGCCACGTTGATGGAGCTGTGCTGGTAGCTGCCTCCGATGAATCCCTGAAATTCACTCATGCGGGCTGTTGTGGGGGAGCCGGAGGAGGTGGCGGATCTTCCTGCGCCGCGAAGTTGGCAATATTCAGACCGGAGACTGCCCCCAGCGACTTCTGCGCCTCGGTGATGACAAGCGGGGAAGGCTCGCGTTCGTATTCCGGCGCCAGGTCCACCGCCAGGTTGTAGCGGATGGCCTTGAGGTATGCCGGCGGCAGATCGACGTCATCGTCGAGGGCGAACGTCGGCAGATCCAGCCACATCACCAGTTCCAGCGTGGTTGTGCTGAGCTTGGGCACGGGGTTTAGCTGAATCTTCGCGAGCGGCCAGTCGTTGTCTATGTACAACACCAGCGGCTGCTTCGCCTGCGCTGATTTCTCGGGGATACTCGCGAACATCTTGGACGTGACCAGGGCCAGGTCGGTGCGCAGTTCGTTTTCCTGGATGACGCCGGCGCTTTCGATCTTGACCGGCCGTCCAGTATCGAAGTCGCCTCCGGTCCCTATCGTGTAGACCGCCTGGCCCGCCGTAAGAGGGAAGGTCTCCGTCCTCTTCGTGTAGACCAGAGGATGCAGGGCACGCCAATTGTCGATCAGCGTGTTCAGCGTGATCAAACCATCGGTCAGCTCATCGACGTTAGGTGTCTCGCCCGGCTGCCCGACGTTGATCAGCCGGAGGCTTGAGGTAATGAGTTCGGTGACCGTCATGTGGGCATCCCCGTGACGTAGTTGAATGAGCCGCCCCGGCCGCCCCCCGTGCCGAAGTCTGCCGAGGGGACCGCCGGCGAGGGGGCGTTGTTGCCCTTCACCCAGGCCATCGTGCGCCGGGCCGTGGCCAGCACGTTGGGTCGGATCGGCGTGCCGAATTGATCGTTCAGTTGCACGGCGAGGTTATAGGCGATCGCATTGGCATAACCGAGGGGCAGCGAGACCGCGGCGGCCTGCGAGGGGAAAGACGATAGCTGCTGCCACGTGAACAGCTCAAGGTCATTGGCCATGGTGGGGTAGCCCCACAGGTATAGCCGGGAATTCGGGAAGGCGCAGTCGTTGTACAGGTCGGTCGGCACGGACGTCGGGATCACGGTCACACGCCGGCGTGACCACTGTGTGTCTGTGAGCAGGTTCAGGGGAAGGTGAACCTCGCTCACACCCAGCAGCACCAGGTTGGCCTGGGTGATGCGAACCGGACGCGGGGCAATGAAGTCCGCGCCGGACGGCCCGATGGTGTACGAGGTCTTTGACGGACTCAGGTTGTAGCGGGCCGCCTGGATGGTGTAGATCAGCTCGTCCTGAATCGTCCACGAGCCCAGCATGCGGTTGAGGGCGTCGAACGCATCCGCGAGTTCGGAGGTACTCGCGGTGCGCCCGGGCGCCCCCAATATGCCGGCCAGGCGCAGGGCCGGGTACAGCAACTCCGTCGCTACCGACATGGGTTACCTCACTTTTTGCCGGGGTGTTTCTTCAGGTGTGCGTCTACCGCCGAGGCCTCTTCCTTGGCCTCGGGGTCGAGTTCGATTTCAGGTGGCGGATCCGATTCGACCGGCGTGTGCGCCCAGCCTTCGGCCAGGGCCTTGTCGAGGGCCTCCTGGTCGGGAACTATCTTGTTGCGTTTGGTTGCGTGGTGGTAGACGGTTGTCGGGAATGGCTGGTACACGTATGGCGGGGTCACGGGATTATTCAAGTCAAACTCCTTTATGGCGCCTTGTGCGTCGTTTTGAGCGACAAGCGTCCGCATGCGCTCGATTTCTTCTTGGGTTAATGCGTTCGGTGGCATGGTTGGAACGGACTGGCCGTAGATTGCGGCCTCGGCAGCCCGCTGCTGCTCCTTGGTTAGATTCGATCGGTGGAAGCTGTGGGCTTCGTTGAGGGGCATAAAACTGGGCCGGCTGTTTGAGGCCGGCCCAAGGGAGAAGGAATCGCTACACGGCCACCGACCCGAGGCTATAGCACGTGTACGCCTCGCTGCCGACAGTGACGTTGGTGAAGACGATCGTGAACGACTTGGCGAAATTCTGCGCAATCGTCATGGTGCCTGAAGCCGTGCCGCCCGTCCCCACCGCGATCGTGATAGCGATGGCGGTTGAGGATGTGTTGCGGACATGGAAGGTGAAACTCGTGCCCACCAGGCATCCCTGGATTGCTTCCACCAGGTCTGAGGCGTTGGGCAGGGTATCGGTACGCGCGCCGCCATTGCCATCGCGCAGGAGGAGGCCGCCCAGCACCTGGTCGGTGGTGAGGGTGACCGCTCCCGCGGTGCTGTAGGTGGCGGGAACGATCAACGGGAAGGTCAGGGAAGCGAAACGGCCGTCTTTGAGGGCGAAATGACTGGATACTCTTGGCATGTCGTTGTCTCCTTTATGCTCCGGCCACGCAGACCGCGCCGTTGTCCTGATACAAATTCCCGAAGCCTAAGAGACTGTCCATACGGTTGATCTGCATCGACCGTACCGGGTCCCAGGCCTTGACCTTGCGGACGCTGATTCCCGTCTCCGGGTCCTGCGCCGCGCCCGAGTTCTCAACGGCCGTGGGCACGAAGAGCTTGGCCCCGACCAACGCAAAAGCAAATCGGGAGAGGCCGAGCCCGACCGTCCCTACCTTGCCGTTGGGCGACGTCGTTCCGGGCCACAACGTGAGGGCCGCGAGGTCCTGCGGGAGGGCGTCCACGTTGGCGTACTGCGACGTGGGCCCGTAGATCGCCGGCAGGATGCTGATCACGTCGGCCGCATTGCCGGCGCCAACCGCGGTCAGGTTGGCGGTGACGGTGAATGTTTTTGCCGTCGCCTTGCCGGGGATGCGCCTGGTCATCGGATTGACCTTGTTCACATTCAGGATGCTGAATTTGTCGCCGGCCTTGAATGTGTCGCCTGCGGTCGCGTTGACCCAGAGGCGGGTGCCGGTCTGGTTGCTACCGTGGATCGTGACGGCTCCGGCCCAGGTGCCCGCGGTGTGGGAGTACAGCGAGTTCGACTCGTAGAAGTCGAAGCCCGCGAGCTTGCCCAGGAACCCTTCCTTGAACATCTGCGAGACCTCGTCTCCCGGGTGGAAGATATTGGTGATGTTGCTGCCGATAGACGTCATCATGCTCGAGCTGGTCAGCATGCAGCGTTTACCCGGGGGACAGGCGTTTTCCATCAGGGCCTGGCGGGCCTGGTAGTAGGTGTTTACGGTGGTCGGGTCCGTGCCCAGAACGCCCACGATGTTGGACGCATTCTGATACGCGAACTTCGCGCACCTGCTGTCGATGTCCTGGGCGATGGCCGCGGCGGCCGGGTCCAGGTACTGCTCGCGCAGTTCCGCTTCGCTGCGTTCGAGTTTGAGGGCGGCTTCGTAATCGTCCCATTCGAACGCGCACTGGATCCATTGATCCAGCACGATTGGCGTCGAGATGCGCGAAATGCCTTGCGGCGCGTATCCCATGCCGTCCGTGGTTAACATCCTCTGCGGGAACTTCACCTGGATGGTGGAGCCCGGCGCGAATTCTTTGCGGTAGTCTTTCTCCCAGCTGCGGTTGAAATACTCCGCGCATTCCAGTTTGTTGAGCAGGAGGCGTAATACCTCCATGCTCACCCAATTCGTGTTGACGAACGTGTTGGTTGCCATCTATCAGAGTCCCTTGCGTCGGGCGATTTCCCTGCGGTTCTGCTCTGCGCGGTAGGCAGTGAAATCGTCCTCCTTCACTGCGCGGTCCACTGCGTCGGGGGGCGGCGAGCTGCGTCCGCTGGTCTCCCTCGGTGGCGGGGGCGCACTGGTTGTCTTTTTGGCAGGTAGAAACTTTCCGGTCTCATCGCGCTGGGCCGATTCACCGTTACTGGAGGCCTTCGGAGTGCCACCCTTGGCGAGCTCCTCCTGCACCAGTTTTTCGACCAGCACCAATTTGCGGATCGCCGCGCCAGGGTTGCTCTTGGCGAGCGACACAAATTCGGCCAGTTCGTCGGCATTACTCCCCATCACATACATGAGATCGACTAACACGGGTGAGTCATTGGCCAGAGCCTTGACCGCCAGGGGGATTCCGTCGTCATTGAAGACATCCCGGGCGGTGCTGCGGATCTGATCCTCGGCGTCGTCGCCGTAGCGTTTCTTCGCGTCGGCGAGTTTATCCGAGATGACCTTCTGCTCGGCCTTCTGCCGCTCCTCGGCACGGTAGGCTTCCAGCCTCTGGTTGGCCTTGGTATCGGCCAGGTCCTCCAGGTAGGCCTCGATCGAGTCGTAATCTTCAAGCTTTTTGACTTGGGATGCTGGCGGCTTTACGGGTGGCTCCGGTGCTGCTTTCGCCTGCTCCTGCTTCACTTCACGCTTGAATGATTTAAGCTCACTGGGGGTTAGTCCGGCCGTGCGGAGGTCGGCTAGAAGTTCCTCTAGCCTCGACTCTGCGTTAGATCGTTTCTTTTCCTGCTGTGGTTTACCTGCTTCCGGGGCAGGGGCGGCTTTTTCAGGCTTATCGCCATCGGATGACTCTTTTGCGGGTGCCGATTCCGCGGACGGCAGTTTCCCGGTCTTGCGCCATTCCGCATAGTCCTTTGGATCGGTAGGGACCGATATAGGCTCTGCTGAAGGCTTAGACTCGGGAGTACTTGGTGGTGGTGCCGCGGGTGACGATTCCGCGGGTATCGCTACGTCTGGCATAAATTATTCCTGTGAAGGTTCCTGTGGAGCCGCGGCCTGCTGCTCCATGGCGGCCTGTTGCTGTTGCTGCGCCATATCCTGTTCGTGGGCCTGGCCCTGGTCCTCTAAACCCTGTTCGTGCTCCTGCTGGGCGCCTTGCTGCTCCATGCCCTGCTGGTGCTCCTGCTGCGCCATGGCCTGTTCATGCTGCTGGTCTACTACTTGCATGCCGTGCTCGTGGGCCTGGTCATGCAGTTGCGTCCACAGGTCATTGATGAATTGGGCGCGCTCACTCAAAACCTGTGCCTTAGTCGTAATTTCTGCCTTCGTGATGTCGGCATCGATTTTCATCTTCTCGATGCGCATCTTGTACTCGTTGTCCACGATCTTGCTCTGCTTCTCCTGGAATAACTTCGCAACCTCCTGCTGCAGTTGCTGGTTGGTGGCCTGCAGCTGCTGCATCTGCGCCTGTGCCTGCTGCACTGCCTGCTGAGCCTGAGGGGGCAGTTGTGGGCCTTGCTTCGGAGGGCTGATAATCTCCGCCATCTGATCGCCCTTGGGGCCAAGCTGTTTCATCTGGATGGCGAGCGAGAGTAGTTCGGCGGCCTGCGGCGGAGCGACGGGGAGCTTGCCGAGGTTGGCGACCAGCGTGTCCAGGAAATCGGACGCCGCATCACGCTGTGATTCGTTAGATGGCCCGGTCGAGATGGTGATATCGTGCCGGCCCTCTTCGACCTTGTACTGCTCCTGCTCGCCTTGGGGAGTCTGATATGGTCCCTCTGTGTTGATGCGGACTACCTTGTGGGTGTCGTCCGGGTGACGGATTGCCACTGCCCTCTCGGTGTCATAGACCACCGGAATCCATGAGTCGATGACGCGGCCCGCGAAACACAGGGCGCGCTCGAAGTTGTCCACGAAGTGGAAGCTGCCGATGGCCTGCTGTGCCTGGATCTTCTCGAGAGCAATGCCGGACTTCTGGCTATCGCGCTGCATGGCGGTCGGTAACGGGCTGATTCCCATGGCGCTCTGGATGGCACGCCGGCAGGAGTCTTTGGCCATTTCATACGCCGCAAAATTCGGGGTGAAGGATTCGCGCCGCGGCGCCGGCAGGATCTGCCCGTTGGCAGAGTCCGGTATCGGGTCCACCTGCAGGTAGGCATGCGGGACTTTCGTGGCCGTGTCCCACGCTTCCTTGTCGGTCTCAAATTGCCCGACGTACCCGACGTATGGAGTTTTCGGCGTGAGGCCGGCCTCTTCCATCTGCTGGGAGACAAGGTAGGCCAGGGACATCTGGGGGTCGCGCGCCAGGCGCACCATGGAGAAGAGACGCCGCTCAGGGCCGCCGCCCTCGTCCACCCAACGCTCGAGGCCCACGAAGGGAATCACCGGGATATGCTCGCCGGGCTGCGGGTTGGTCTCGAGGATCTCAATTCCGTTGGTGATGTATTGGACTACCGTTTTCTTCTCGATCTTCCGGGTGTGGGCCTTGTTCCACTCCCGCTTGGTCTCGACCTTCCAATATTCGGCGACCAGGATGGTCTTGTCCTGGATCCAGTCCTTGGCGATGCGCCGGTCCTCTTCAGAGAAGTCGGTGGTTTCGGCGTCTGGGTACTGTTGTTCGAAGTCTTCCTTGCGCAGCGGGTCCAGCACGAAGACTCTTTGCGCGTCGGACCAGTCGGCCTGCTTGCAATCCGGGTCATATAAAACAGACTCCGGGTTGGGGATGTTCGCAATGTAGATTTCCTGGTCGTCGGGTCCCTCGGGGTCCTGCGAGATGTACCGCCTGCCGATGCGGATGAACCCGTAGCTGCCCTCGAGCATGGCCTGGAATGCCGTGACGTAGGAGCTTTGCGCCTGGCTCTTATACTCGATGCCGCGGATCAGGTTCTGCCGGAACTCGGCGCTCTTGTCGTCGGCCCCGTCGCCGCCCGGCTCGACCTTGATGCCTCGCTTATTGGATCGCAGGTTGCCGCATGCGGAGTTGACATACTGTTGAAGTTCGTCATGGTTGATTGCCGGCCGGCCGGCCTTTTTCCGGGCGTCGAAGTCTTCCTTGCTCCACGGCTCGCCGCAGATGTAGCGCATATCGGTGCGCCGCTCGTCGCGGATCTTCCTCCACCGGTCCTCAAAGTACTGATAGGTGTCCCTAATTTCTTTGAGCAGGGCTTCGTCGCCGCGCGTCGATTCTTCGCGGCCGGTGTCGTATGCTGTGGCAGGCATTTTCTAACGGTGGGGGCCGATGCGGTAGCCGCTCATGAGCCCGGAGAGTTGCAGTAGCCAGATGCAGAGGAACAGCACCACCACGATCGTGATGATCGTTTTAATGGGCGCCGCCATCGGGATATAGGTCTGTATTAACCAGAGGACTACTCCCACGATGACCAAAATAAACAGCACTTGAATGATGTCCATTGTCAGTCCCTCACAGCGGGGCAATCGGGACAGATTTCCAGCCCGTCCCCGCGCAGTTCGTCCCAGGTCCAGCCGGCATGGCGAAGCTTCCAGACGGCATCGCGTTTACTGTGACCATGGAAGGTGGCAGCCTTCGTACACTTCCTGCAGGTAACCGAAAGCTCGAATTCGGATAGGGCCTCATCCACCAGGCGCTCGATTGTGCGGAGGTCCTGCGCCAGGTAGGGGTGCAGCTTTCCCTCGGCGTCTATCGTGGGGAGTTGCTGGGCTTCGGCCTTGGCGCCGGCCTCGGCCAGGTATACGTCCAATGGCCGCGGTTCGAAGCCTAGATGCGGACGCAGCGCCTCGTACATATTTCGCCTCTCACCTGGTTCGCACTTGATGAGCGCCCGCCGGAACTGGTCGTGCCCTTCGATCAGAAAGCCAAGGTGCGCCGCCATCCCCCCCGGGTCCTCCAGGGTCGCCAGGCCGCGCGATCCCAGGTAGCGGTTGATTGCCTGGCGCTCACCCGAGGATGGCATCGGCCTTCCTCCGGATCTTCGCTGCCTGTGCCGCGGATAGCTTGGCCTCATGCTTCTTCTGCATGGCCTTCCCCTTGAGGGTTTCCTGGTTGCCCTTCATGGCGCCCATATTGTTGAGGGCTCCGTAGGTGTATCGGTCGGCCGCGTCACCCTTCAGTCCCTGCGCCGCGGCCGCTTTTTGCAGTACGTTTTCCAGAAATTTAGGCATGTCACCTCGTTGCGTGGCGTTGCATGGCGTTGCATGCAGATCGTGGTTATTTGACAACGGTCAATTCACCGTGAATCTCAACCCCGCAGATGTCCCGCCCCCCGGAGCCGGGTTGAAGACCGTTACCGTGGCCGCACCGGCCACTGCCACGTCTGTCCTTGTAATCGCTGCTTTCAACTGCGTTGCGCTTACGTAGGTGGTCGGCCGCGGCGCCCCGTTCCACTTCACCACCGACCCGCTGATGAAGCCCGTGCCGCCCACTGTCAGCGTGAGGGCCGTGCCGCCGGCCGTCGCCGTATTGGGCACGATTGACGTGAGACCAGGCGCGGGGTTGGGATCGGGAACTGTTCCGGCAGGCAGGTAAGCGAACCCTTCACCGCCCCCCTTCTGCGTAAAGGTCGCCGGCGTGGGGGTCATTTTGCGCGCACGCCGATGGTGGTGTCCGCACTGGCGAACACGCCCAGCCCGGTGTTACTTTCCACGTTCAACCCGTTTGCCGACCAGTTGGCCGGTAACTGTAGTGAGTTGGGGTCGGTGGCGGTTGGATCCTTGTCTGCCCGGATAAAGACCGCGCCTGGTCCGAGGTTCAGGACATCGACCTGCCGGAGTCCCCCGGCCCCGGGAGGCAGCTTGAGACGGTACACTCCGCTTGCGGCCGTGATGGCCACCGTGTTGTACAAACTGAGAATCACGTTAGGCATCTACTCACCTTTATTGCTCCTGTCCCACAACTCCCTGGTGGGACAGGAGCAACTCAGCATCGCCTCTTCCTTGAGCCAGTCCTGCGCCCCGAGACGCAAGCCGAATTCTTCGGCGCCGGCACGTATCTGGTCCCCGATGGCCGACTCTTCCTGAGCGCACCGGGAGCGGCCAATGTCAGCCGGCATCGCTCTCTTCAATCGGCACACATTCGAAATGCGCGTAAAACTCTGCGGTGTCCGAGTCCATCTCGCGGCACACGTCGCGCAGCCTGAACCACGTCTCGGCCTCGTCGCCGTCATCGTCAGTCACCGGACCGATTACGATGATTTCCAGGCCGTCGTCAAGCGATTCGAGCTGTTTCTTGAGTTGTCCTACCGTCATCGCCTGCGGGCCGCGGTGCTCTGTGTGACCGTAAACGTTTTGCCGTTGACATAGAAGTGGGCCACTCGCTCCGCTCCGGCATTGGCCGCGACATTGTAATTGACCTGGCCATCCGTGGATTGGGGCGTCAACGGTGAGGTGAGCGTGAGCCAGGTCGCGGAGGCGTCCTTGTCCACGGTCCATGTGCCACTCGTACCCGGCCCGGTGATTGTGACGGTGAAGTTTCCCGTTCCGCCGGCCGCGTCCACCGTATCGCTGGTGGGCGATATCGTGACCGGGGGCACACCGGGCAGCGGTTCCTCGGGTATATCCTCAATCTCGGAGCGCTGCCTGGGGTCCTCAAGGTTCCAAATCATGGCCCGATCCTGGTTGATCAGCGCTACAGCGTCCTGGTCCGGGGCGTCGAGAAGGTCCTCCGGGGCATACACTGTTCCGCCGTACTCGAATCTGGTTCTCGCTTTCAGTCGCATAAAATTACCCTCCGGGGTTGCGGGTGGGCAGCACTTTGCCTTGGCGTAGCGGGCGGTGCTACGTTACTGCTGCCCCCGGGCATCTCAATTACTTGGGTTGCGGCTGGGGAGGCCAAATGTCGGCTCCCTGTACGACCAGCCAGCGGTAGCCGACTCCTACCACCCAAATTAAAATCAGGGCTTTCCCGCTGATCCCGGCTCCCGGCGGCAAGGGGGGCCAAATGGTGGCCGGCGGCATCGGTAGCGAATTGTCGATCGCCGGTGGCGTACCCGGCAGATCGTGGTCAATCTCCGGCTGCTCTTCCGGCAAGCCATGACTCGGATATCCCGGCGAGCCAGGTAGCCCCTGATCAGGATGTCCAGCGGTAGGAGGCAAACCATGACTGGGCCGGCCGGGATAAATCACGATGGGGTGCGATGGGACCGTGGGCCGGGTCGGGGGCCAGACACCTACCGGGGGGCTGGGCCACACTCCAGGCGGTAGCGGAGGAAGCGAATCCGGGGGCCAGATAGCAGGCGGTGTGGGAAGGCCCTGGTCAGGCGCGCCGGGAACGCCCGGCGGCAGGCCCTGGTCGGGATGGCCGCTACTGAGCGGCGTGATTAATGCGAGTTGTGACATTTTATGTTTCCTCTCTTTTTGTTCGTAAAACTTTAGCGGACAGGATCACCCTGTGAGCCACTCAACTCCAAACGGTGGTCGGGATCCGCGGCTTGGGCACCGCCGCCGGAGGGGCCTTGGGCTGCCGCACCGCTACGGCAGCCCCACAGAAAGCACTCGAGGCATGAGAGGCCCAGTTGTGTAAGGGTTTCCTCTGCGCCACTCCCTCAGCGCTCAGGGCCGGCCACTGGTAGTGGCGCAGCGCCTGCAGCCCGTCTGCGCATTTCTGTTCGTCCCATCTGCATTGCGGGAATATGGTGCGTGCCGCATTGATCTGGTCGGTGATCAGCATTTTGGGCACGATCCGCGGCTTGCGGCCAGCCTGGCGCATCAGCATCTCGATCGACATCGAACGGTCGCCCTGCATCTTGTGGTGGATGATCGTGTCCACGCCGTCATGCGGCAGCCAGTCGGTGCCGTAGACATAGCCCTTGTTCTGCAATTGGATCAGGTAATCTGAGATCTCGAGCTGGTCGCCTTCCAGGTAGTCGATGAAGTTGTACCAGCCGTCGTACACCTGGATGAACCAGATGCTCGTCGGGTCGCCAAATCCCAAGTCCCACACCGTATGCACTGGGTGGGCCCGGTTGTAGGGAACCTGGCCGATCCGTCCCGCGGCCGTGGCGGCTTTCATGTGCGGCCCGAAGATGGCGCCCTCCACATCGCTTGTGGGGTCGCCCTCGTAGATGTGCCGGTAGGCTGCCTCGTCGGAGATCCGCAGGTGCTCGATGCGGGCCTTCGATATCTCCGAGAGCCAGAGGTTATCGCGGTACGACGTCTTTACGACGACTGCGCCAGGCGGGGGGTCCAGCACCCAGCGCTTCCAGGTCTCGTCCGTCACCAGCTGCGGGTTGAAAGACAGCCACACCTCGGAGCCCTCGGTGCGGATGGTGGGCAGGACCACCTCCCACGAGTCGCGGGACACGTTGTCTGCCTCCTCTACCCACACCCCGTTTAAACCCTCGTAGCTCTTGATTTGGGTCACGTTGTGGCGCAAGCCTGCGAACACGAACTCGCTGATACCCGGGTGTTGCATTGGCCGGCCGTACATGGCGTCCTGGTGTAGTTTCGTTCCGATGATGCGCGCCTTCTCCACCCGGTAGTAGTCCGTCAGGCCCAGCCGGACAATCTGTTCTCCGAGCAAGTGGTGGACGGATTCAGCGAGGCTCTGCATGGTTTCTCTGGCACACAGCCAGCGCACCCTGTTCTGGGCCCCCAGGATGAGCAGGGCCTGCGCCATGCTCCAGCTCTTGATGCCGTCCCTGCCCCCATAGAGAACTTTGTACGGCGCCGGGTCCATCAGGAATCGGAGCTTCTTAGGGAACTCAATCGTCACGACTGGATGCGTTCGACAAAAACGACCTCAAGTTTACTTTCGATAGGTCCACCGGCTGGACCGGTGTGCTCGTAACGCTCCCGGTATTTCTCCGGCCTGGCGCCGCGGAGCAGGAACTGGAGCAGGGAGTCGGAGTACTTGCGGATGGCCAGCGGCTGGTCGGAGCGCTTCATCCGGCCGTCTTTCCCCTTCACCTTGTCGTAGGTGAATTTGCCCTTGAAGACCACAGGCTCATCCACCCCGTAGACCGCACGCCGCAGGGCCTCCTCTTCCAGCACTCCGATCGCGACTTCGGTCGCTTCGGCGAATGCCGCGGCGTACTTCTTGTCCTTCCGCAGTCGTCGGTAATGTTGATCTCGGCAGATGCCGGCCGCTTCAGATGCCCTGGCGATGCTGCCAGTCTCCTGGTAGCACTTCAGGAATACGCTAGAGCGATTCATCGTGTCAGGGATTCGGCGTCTACTTCGGCAGACACGGCCTGGTGCAGCATCTCGATCGCTACCACCACCCGGGCCTGGCTTTTCACCCAGACGATGACACCCGAGACGCCGGCCAGCGGGCCGCTGCCAATCCGCACCGGCTGCCCGACAGTGTAATCGTGGACCGCCAGGCCTTTCCCGGATTCGGTGAGTTGCCGCACCGCATCAATCTGGGCGTCGGGGATCGGCTCCGGTTGGGTGCCACAGCCCAGGATCCGGATCACCTGTGAGATCTCCACGACGGGCTTCCGGCCGGCCAGGTCGAATCGGCCAAACACGTAGCCCGGCATCAGCACCTCGTCTACGTCCGGACGGTATCTGCGCAGCGATCGCCGGCGCAGGGTCGGGACATAAGACTCCACCCCGCAGGCTCGGAGCCGAGCCGCAACCAGAGCCTCAGAGCAGGAGGCCACGTGCAATGCGTACCAGGGGGGCAACGGTGAATTGTCGAATTGGGAATTTCGACGGCCTACGGCCCCTGCCCGTCATATTTGACAGGAAGGGACTGTTCGCCGTTCGAGGTTCTAGACCGCGGTCGGTTTCAGTATACCCGCGGTCATATCCCGCGGGCCGGAGCGTTGGGTCACGACAAATGGCTGCTTGTCTTTGTCGATCGTAGTGTCCAGTAGCTTGAAACTGATTGTAACCCGCTCCATTAACGTGGCCAGCCCCAGGATCCTCTGCAGGGCCCTGAAGGCAGCCTTCTTGTCCTTGATTTCGCGCCTCAACTCCCGCGGCGCCAGGTCAACGTAGTACTTCGCGCCCCGCAATCGGATGGGGGCGTCGGCCGGCTGGTGGTCGCAGTGGGTCCTTAACTGAGACTTCAACTGCGCCAGTTCATCCAGCCAGGCCTTGGCTTTCAGCTCTTGTGCGATGAGATAGCCGCACCTGTCGATGGTCGCCACAAGGCCCGGCGCGATGTCCATAGCAGGCATAGCCATTAGTTTCATTCATATTGGCGCACATTTGATATAAAACGCAAATCTTTATCCATGTTCCGCCGCAACGGGATTAAGATGGCTGACAGGAAATAAATCGAAAGCGCAGGGAACCCCTCCCTGGCCGTGTTACAGATTTAAGGGTTTCCGAGCCCCAGGTGAATCGTTAGCAGCGGTGAAACCCGGGTGCGCGATTGTCCCTAAACGCTGTGTCACGGGCCAGGAAGGGCTGACGCTGGAAGGACAGTCCAGTGACATTTGCATCCTATACCATATCTACTGTTAAATCCAACACGAATGTGTGCTCGCGTGCACTCGGGAAATTACTTTGGTGGTATGCTGGCAGAGTCCGACTGATCCTCGGGCAATGGTTTGAGAACTCGGCTGCAGGTGGTGCCGCCAGGCACCCGCTCACTGCAGCCGGTTCTCAGCACTCTTTGAGCGGAGTGGATACGAGAAAACCCTCACGATCTCGACAACCCGGCGCCGGTCGCAACATCATCGCGGAATGCTCTCCCCCGATGAAATGCAGCTCCTCGAGTCCATCCTCAAGCGCGCCCGCCATGCCGCAGCCGCGCCCGCCAACGACACGATCGCGCCCGGCGACGTCGTCCAGCTTCGCCCCGGTGCTGATCCGCACTGGGAAACCTCTCTCCTGCTGGTTTGCCGGGTTCGTCAGGACGGTTCTATCAGCGGCCAGATCCTGCGCCCGCATCGTGGCGGCCATGCTGTGGCCTGGTACACGTACCGCCCGCCGGCAATCGCCAAAGTCGGGAGTACCCCATTCCCCGAACCCACGATGCGCGTCCGCGCATGGGGGTACGACGGGCCGAGTTTACATAATCCTGAGCGCAAACCGCCTGGACGCGAGGCGAGAAGTGCTAGGAAAGAAGCTAAATAGGCAGGACGTGGGGTTTACCAGCTATTCGTTATCGGAACCTAGGATCCACGGTTCCAAAAACTGTTGGCTACCGGGATTCTCCAGGCCCGATAACGAACATTATGCCGCGCCTTGCCGGTCCCCTTAAAGATCTGCACCGAACGTTCGCTGTGACGCTCTGCCAAGAAAACCACAGCGGCGCAAGGTGAGAACTCGCATCTTGTCGAGGTTAAGGAAACCGGACAACCGCTGAATCCAGCCTACCTGTAGTCCTTCCCCGACGCAACAACTAACCCTTCAATTTTTTTGCGTGACAGTGTGCGCCGGAACGCACGGGAAGGAATTCCAGGATGAAATTGGACGCTGATACAGACTACAGGCGGATCACCCTCAAGCACGGCCCCCTCACCAGAAAGTACGTATTGGTTGCCCCTCCCTACCCTGAGGTAGGAGATTGCATACAAATTGAAGATGAAGGCGTGTCCTGGACGGTGACCGACGTCCGGCGTTGCGCTGCCGGCAAGTTATCAGCGGGGGGTGCGCAATGAGTAAGGCGAGGAACGGTAGCGGCCGCATCGCAAAATATAACCGGCTTGTGGCCCAGAAGGCGAGCCTGAAGAAAGGCGAGCTCCTTCCTTATGCGCCAGATTTCCTGGATTCCCTTGTTCGCCGGATGGCTATCTCAGTACCTGGGGACTCAGCCGAACGTTGCCTGGCCTGGCTCATCTACCGGGCCAACGGGAACCAGTCCCTAAAGGCTATCCATTTATATAGCCACAATGGCGAGCCGCCCGTCGAAACAGAGCTGGAGCAAAAGGACTGCGCCCTGGAATTGGCGTGGGTAGAGGCCGGCCATCGTGTGGAATGGTTGGACGCACCGCTCAAACTCTTCCGGGAGGAAGCGGCGAACCGTGGCGTTAAGCCGATCGACAAAAGTACGGTCTCTAGGGGCTTTCAATTTAACCGTGACCGGGGTAGTATGGAGTCCGGAACCGGCTTCTCCCTGGTCTACGTTCCCGCCCCAGATGATACAAGATTCTCAGACGCCAGAGAATCTTGCAGAAGAAAAGGCGAAAACGTACAAAATACCACAAAGTTCACAGAATGGGCTAAATTCTCATACGCCAGAGAATTTCAGGAATATCAAGTTGTACGCGCCAGAGAAAGAGAGCTCCTGAGATTCTTAACCGCCAGATACAAAAAAGCGAACGGTTCTCAGGCGGTCGAGACAAATGGGGGTACTTCTTTAGAAGCCTTAGAAGCTTTAGAAGCTTTAGGAGCTCCGCCGTGCGCGCCGACTCCCGTCCCTGCCCCACCTATTAAGAAGAGCGAGCCGGCGGGCGGGCGGGCCTCTTCGGCTGTTGCGAATGATTCGAGAACGGAAGACCCGCCCGCCCGCCCGCCGATCGTCTCCATATCGAAACCACCCGCCGCCGATCCGCCCTGGTACGTAAAGCTCCGCGTATTGCTGGCGGACAAGCAGATATTCCGCTGTGGCGTTCCCCTGGATGAACCGATGTTCCGGAGGATCGCCAGCCATCTGACCGAAGAACTCCTGCCGCAATTTAAGACCGAATCTGAGAAGGCAACCAATATCCGGAAATGGGCAGGATACGAGTCGATTGCTAAACAAGTAGCCGCGTGCGGCCTGGTCCCGGCCGCCGCCATGAAGCCGCCGCAGTCCGCCAAAAAAAGCTTCGCGGAGTCAGTGATGGAAGAGGCGCAGCGGCGGTTCAACAACGGGACACTCTAATGGACCCCAAAAAAGTGCTCGATCTTTTGGGCGGGCTCACCCTGTTGAAGTTCTTCCCGTCCGAATCAGCGGCGCGCCTCGAGTTGGTAAACCTCGTTCTGCGCATGGCGGCAACCTACGAACAAATCGAATGGCTTGTTACCCGCACGATGGCGGTCTGTAACGAGTGGCCCGGCCCATTGGTGCTGCGCCAGATCTTCTGCTCCAAATTCAAGCCGCGCGATGGGATCGAGGCCGGATCGACCTCAACCTTTCCCGATGGACTGCCACCAGAGCGGCCGATACAGGCGCCTGCGATGAGGGCGCTTCCGGCAGGTCATACGGCCACGTTAGACGCCGGTCTGGAAAAGGGACTCCAGGTAGTGGCCGCGGCCAAAACCCTAGAAGTCGCGGCTTATGCGCCCAATTACGCCCACCTGGAGGAGTTGCGCCGTGCCCGATTGCGGCGCCAGCACCGGGAGGTTATGGACGCGATGGGTTTGAAGCCCATCACCCAAGCAGATATTGACCGTGCCGTAGAAGAGGCGCGGGCGAAGAAACGGAGTGAAAGCGCATGATCAGCACGCCATCACGCCCGACGGAGAAGTATATACTGGGCAGGCTCTATTTTCACGAAACGCAGGCCGAATGGTTCAGCGATCACGGTCAGGACGCGTTGGCCGTTTGGGCTGCATCCTGCGTCGATATGTGGCGCGGCCGCCTGGAAGCTCTGCGAGGCACCCCGGAGGTTAAATCAAAGGAGGGTCACTCCAGATGATCGACGTAGATATCCCCGCCAATGTAGTCCTCCAGTTTCATACTGGCCTCAAACAGAATTCGGCGTGCAATTTCGATCCGCATGGCTTCCGCCGGAAGAAAGGCGCGCAATTGGTCTGCTCGGGAAAGAAAGGCATGGAGAAGACAGTTCAACACTACGTGCGGCCCTTGGGTTTTCAGTATGGATTCAATCGCGTCAATCAGGTCGGCGTGCGTGTTGATGTCTCGGGTGTAGGTATTCGCGTGCGTTGTGGTTTCGATGTTTGGCATAAACCCTCCTATCCAGGTCGCGGGAGAGCGGGAGGGATAGGCAACCCGCTCCGGCCCGCAAAAGACGCCGGTAGCTACCCGGCAGAATCGATTCTAAACCATAGGGGAGCCGCATGAACATGTCTGAATATTCCATCGCGCGGCGCTACGCCCAACTGATCGAGGCCCAGAAAACCCGCACCCTGACCGATCGTGAAGCCCAGGTGCTGGCAATTCTGCGCGATTGTGTGGAACGCTACGAGCTGGAAGAGATGCCCACGAGGAGGACGTATGTGCCCAGCGTGCGCGAATAAACGCCTGCACGGTCCCGAAGACTGGGCGCGCCATCCCTACGCCGGCCACGGGTACAACGGCCAGGCGTGGACGCATCCGGATCTACCAACAAGTTCTGCCGGCGCCGCCTCGCTTGGGAAAATCTCGGGGGAGATCTCCGGAGCCGCGGCGCCGGTGGGAGGGGAGGCATGAGGTTGCAGTGTTATTTCTGCGGCAAATCTGTATCGAATGAAGTGCCGCAAGATACCGTCATTCGCGCCGTGCTGGTCTGCCCGGAATGCATTGAGGCACACAAGATCGAGATTCCCGAGCCGCCACCAGATAAACCCTGGCCGGTCTGCCGTGTATGCGGCATCCGGTCGAACTACATGCTGGATGGGGTAGCGCAGCCCACGTGCTACGCGCATCGGAATATTCATGAGGCGCCGGTGGGAGGGAAGGCATGAAAGTCGAATACGATCCCAAGTGCGTCGAACTGGCACAGTGGTTCCTGGATGACGCCTACGGGACGGAATACGACGAGAGGCTGGTCAACGCGCTGGCCGGCGTGATCCAGACGGCCATTGAGGGCTGGTTTGAAGACCAGGGGGCGGGAGGGAAGGTATGAAGACCGGTGATAGCGTTCGCGTCTGGCCGTATGCCCACCCGGAAAAGACGGCGATGGGGAAGGTGGTGATCGCTTCGTCCAATGAGCGCTCGATCGGTATTGCTTTCGGAGAGGACTACGTCCCGTTTATTACCGCGGCTACCGGCATGGCAATCCACCCCCAGCACGGAAAGATGCTTCTATTGAGTTGGGAAACGCAGTTAGGGTTCTGGCGAGACGTTTTCGGTGACGGTTATTTTGAGGTCGGCCCGCCGGCGGCGCCACAGCGTGGCTTCGGTCCTGAGGAGTGAAGGAGTATGAGATTCAAACGCCTGAGCCATCGTTTTCAATGGGCTGGCCTGTGTGCGTCGCTCTTTATGCTCGGCATATTCGTGGGCCGCGTGTCGGTCAAGAACGAATGGCTGAATTGGGTCGCGGTGGCCTCCTATGTGTTCACTTGCACCGTTTATTTCCTGCCTCTGTACCGCCAATACAAGCGAGACGAGCAGCAGTTCAGGGAAGCCATGCGCCAGCTCGAGAATGAGATACGCGATAGATGAGCGGCCTACTGCCGCCTGACCATCCCCAGGCGCCGAAATACTGGCGCCACGAAATCGGGGGTGAACTGCGTCCGGCGATGGAGCGTTACCTGCTGGACGAGCCGTTCCCGCCTGGCGATATAAGCCTGATTCGGGCCTATCTTCGCCAGTGGATCGATTCCCCGGTATGGGATGTCGGAGTCGATGGCGAAACTCGGAACGCGCTGGACGGGTTACGTACCAGAGTTCACGATTTACACAACCGCCACCAGGTCGAGATGTGGCTCGAGTTGGCGCTGGATCTGGGGATCGACCCCTTATGACGTCCGTGGCGACAGGAACAGCGGAGACTGTATGAAGAGGCCGAGAAAGCCCAGGATGCCGGGAGCAACGATAACTGACGGGAAAATAGAGTTTCCCCCGATAGTGTTCCCTGCCTCTAGAAGGCCGGAAACGCGGGAAGAGCTTAATGCCCGGGCCAATAAGCTTTTTCAGCGGAAGCTGGACCAATATGGAAGATTTATCCTTGCGTACCAAAAGTGGCTTCTCGCGACACAAGGCCCAGGCGGATTCAGTCCTCACGTCCTTCGCGAACTAGGCT